TCGCCTGTATTAATATGATTTGTTTGTAGTCCTTTAAGTGTTCCACTACCTCCGTCGGCAATATAAAGCCTAAATGCACCATCAGTTCCTCCTGGAACTACATTTGCAATATTTTCATCAAATACAAAAAATGTATCTGCATTTGTTCCTCTATCTATTCTAATACCTGCAGAATCAAGTGTAATACCTGCGCCAGTCTCTCCGCTGTTTACAATAATTATATTGTCTTTTACAGTCATATTTTCAGACTGTACAGTAGTTGCGTTACCTTGTACAATAAGGTCGCCTGTTACTCTTACAACACCATTTTCATTACCAGTGTTTAATACAATAACACCACCTTCTTGTGTTTCTATAGTATAGTCACCATATGGTATTTTTAGAAATTTTGACATTATATTGTCCTAAGTAAAATAATATTTTCAGTTGAATCGTGTTCTAGATCCCACTTATAATTGATATTCTTAAAATCAATCATTGTATCATTCATAATTTTTTTTATAAAAACAAAGCTACATATTTTTAAACAAAGTGCCCTTATCGACATTTCATTTTCTTTTAATTCTTCAGTTGTTTTTTCGACCAACCTACATATACCAATGTTTCCATTATCGTCTGCAACCTCAAATGTATTTTCAGAAAGTTGTGCTAAGACTTCACCGTGTGGTGTTGCCTTAGCACTTCCAATCTTTACTGAAACTACTAAGTTTTTTAGATTTTCTAAGAAATCCCAAAAAACATTTATCGGTCGTCCCATTTAGCTAGTCCTTATGCGTCTTCTGTGAAGTCGTCGTCATCAACACCAACTAATGTGTTGTCGTCACCAGCTTCTTCAACTTGTGCTGCGCCATCTACTATAGATGTACTAAAGTTCCATGCTACACTTACACCGTCATATGCGTTTGTGCCTGTTGCAGTTGGTGCTGATAATGTTGCTTTACGTCCAGAAATTTTACTTACTGTGTATGTTTCTTCATCATCCATTTTGAATGAAATAGCCATTTCGCCTTCTGCTAATGCTGCTGGTAGTTTACCAGTTGTTAGCGTACAAGTAAATAAGCCTGGTGTTTCAATTTCTTCACATACAAATTTCTTTGATGCTTTTTGCTTTACAATGTAACCTTCTTTAACTGCTGTGCCGTTATGAAAATTTACTTTAATTTCGTTGCCGCCTGCTGTAGGTCCTACGCCTGCTACACCGAATAATCTTTTGTTTAGTGGTCTTCCCATTTTTTTTCTCCTATAAAAAGTAGTCCTATGCCCGTTCTATGAGCTACGCTGCGGGTACAGCATAAGTCCGCCTTGCGGCACACTATCTGACATATGTATTTATCAAATAAGAAAAAAGCTCGACACAGTTAAGTATCGAGCTTTTAATAATAAGGGTGATAGGTTGGACTTTGAGAATACCAACAACCTCCTAGTAGCTCTCGCTATATTCGGAGGAGCCTAGCATCGGATAGTTACTTCCAAAAACATATCTTTGTATCTCTACACTCATATGTTGCCACTACAGCTACTAGCCAAGTTGTGTCACTACGCAACACCGTTCCTTGCACTATCTAATCTAAACCGTCGTCTAGCTTATGTATTTAATATAACATCATTACAAACAATGTCAACCACTTTTTTTAAAAAAGTCATAAAAAAAGGCCCCGTAGGGCCTTTTTTCGTTATTATAAAAATAATATTAGCTAAAGCTTACATTACCATTAGTAATTGCAACGTTAGCTAAGTAATCAGCTGCGTTACCAAGCGATGATGCTGTGTTGTTTAACTCAACATATCCGTAACGTGTCATGAATGACACTGTTGGTTCGAATGATGTTGGGTCAAGCACAACGCCTGAGCTCATTAGTGGGATGTATGGGCAATAGAATGCTGCTGCATCTGATTCACTTGAACCTTTGTAGCCAACTAGTACTGCTGTACCGTCACCTGCATATGTGTCTACATAGACACGCATTGCGTTATTTAATGTACCAACCATTTTAGTGTTAGTTGGTGCTTCAAATGTACCCTCTGTTGTACGTGCAAATGCGCTTGTAGTAGCACTTTGTAGAATTGTTAGCGCAAATGGGCTAACGACTGCAAAGTTACCTGCGCCTCTGCGTGTACGCTGAGCGATTAGGTTTGATGCACGGTTGATTTGTACTGCAAGTGCTGCATGCTCGTCACCAACAAATGTTGCTGTACCAGACACGCCCGCTTGGTCGTATGTTTCAACTGCTGCACCACTTAGTGTGCGTAAAGAAGCTAATACTTCTTGATCGATTTCAGCAGTAATCTCTTGTGCTAGAGCAGCCATAATTTCTGCTTCAACATCAATACCATGTTGGGACTGAGCATCTTGAGCTGATTCAAACGTCCAACGAGCACTCAACTTACGAGTTTTCGCTTCAACAGTTTGCTTCAAGATCTGAATGCTTAGTTGATTACCAGCTGCACCTTCAAGAGCTGCTGTACTGTTTGCTGCACCAGGGTTTGCTTCATCACCTGAATATGATGTTGCAATTTTGAATGGGCTTAGAGCCTCTTCACCTGCTGTTGCACCGTTGGCGCCCGCATTCACAGTGTCGCTATAACGAACACGTAGAGTGTGGATTTGACCAACTGGACCAGTCATAGGCTGAACACCTACGATTTCATTAGCAATGACTGTTGGCATTACACGTCTGATCACTGGTAGGATCACACGATTTAGAGTTGCTACGTTACCGGCAGAAGTAGCGCCTGCAGTGGCTGTCTCTGACAAATACTTACGTGTATTTTCCAAAGTTGCGGCCATTACAGATTTCTTGTTGCCATTTAGGCCTTCAAGAAGTGCTGTCTTCGTATCCTGCCAGCGACTTTCTAGTAGTTCTGACATTTCAATCTCCTTAATTCAATCCAGCAAGACGACGAATGTCTAATACATTACTATCATCTTCTGTACTACTGTTTGTTTGCGAAACCATTTCGCGGTTGCCTGTTACTTTTGTGCCTTCTGTAATTACTGCCTTACGCTTTGCTGGAGTATTTCCGTCAATAACTGATGGTAAGTACTTGTCAAAAGATTTTTGAAGTCTTTCGGTTTGTACTGATTCCAGTAAGTCTGTCATAATTTCTTTTTGATCCTTTGATAAAGGAGCAATTAAGTCATTAATTGTCTTCTCACGTTTTGCTGATTCAATTAAGCGTGATTTCTCTTTGTTAACTGATTCTGCGAGAGTTTTTGCTTTCGTAGCAAATGCCTTAGCTTCTGACAGTTGTTGATCTTTAACATCAATAACTTTTAGAAGTTTAGTTGTTTCTGATTTTTCATTTAAGTGAGAAACCATATATTCATTTGCAAATGCTTCAAAAATCTTACGACCGAAGTCGTTGCTACGTGCTGCATCGATATCTTCTTTCAGTGCTGAAATCTCTTTTTTGAGACCTTTTGCAACTGTTTCTGATACTGCTGTAGCACTTCTTTCGATAAAGTCTTTTTTGACTTTAGCAAAGTGCGTTTTAGCTTCACGTACTAAACGTACTTTTGTTTCAGCTAAATCTTTTTTATCCTCATGGAACTCTGCTATCTCTGTAGATAGAGCTTCTACAACAAACTCTTCTAGCTTGGCATATGATTCTGCCATTGCTTTCTTGTCTGCTCGTAGTTCTTGAATTTCTTTTTGTAACTGTTCAGCTACAAAGCCTTTTAGTAGATTTGCATTTTCACGTTGTGCAACGGCAAACTTAGCTTTTGCTTCAGCTAGCTGCGCACGATCTTGTGTAAATTCTGCAATTTCTTCTGTTAGGCGCTCAGAAAGCATGGCATCAATGGCTTCAACCATTGTTGCTTTATCATGCTCGTATTTACTAGCAAATTCTTCACGTAACTCAGCAGTTGCCTGCATTTTGTTTTCGTGAATCTTGCCTTCCCAAGCTTCTTCAATCTGTGCTCTGATCTCGTCCGATACAACATCGTTTTCAAAGAGTGTTTTCAGTGCATCTATCATTACTTTCTCCTGTTCACTGGAGTTTGTTGATTATATTAATCAACGATTCCTTAAGATACTTTTGTGCCTTAGTGTCATGTTTTGTTGCCTGTGCTAATTCATATGCCTTCATTCCCCCACGTGCATTCATCAAATGTTCATAAATTGGTGTAGGATATGCACCGGGGGCGCTGGGCTGAGCCACAACGTCCACAGTGATTATTTCAAAATCAGAAACGGTATTACTGCCGTCTTCTGAAACATTACCACTACCTCTTGATGAAACACCTAGTTTAACGCCGCTTTCTAGCATTGTTTTAACTAGTTGTCCCATAGGGGTTGGTAGTAGCTTTAGTTTGCCGTAACCGTTATCGCCATCCATCCAACATTCAGTTATCATATGGCTAACACGGTCAATGTTAATATTAAGACCTTCTGGATGATCAACTTCACCGAGAACACTATATCCTCCAGTTATCTGATCATTGAGAGTTTTGACAGCCCTGCCTATTTCATTTACAGGATACACTCGCTGATTAGCGTTGCGAACACCACCTTGGATCATAATACCTTTTAAATAAAGGTCTTTTCCTTCGTTGGCATTCTCAAGCACTACGTTAGCTTGGTCGAATGTCAAATGCTCTTGTAAGTTTCTCATCTAGATTTCCTTACGGTTATTTGCCTACAACAGATTTTTTGTTGTCAGCAGTCTCAGGCTTGCCCTTTTTCTCAGCGCCATGGCCTGGTTGCGGCTTCATTGATTTTGAAGCCTTACCGCCTGGAACATTTACATTCCCTGCGTTATCTTCTTTTTCAGCTGGGTTAGCTAATCCACCGGATGTACCGCTTTCGTCAGCTGTTTCACCTTGTACAAGATTTCCTGCTGTGCCGCCCATGTCGTTTTTACCTGCTACTGCTGACTTAGTGTTTGCACCGTTGTCACCCATTGTAGCTGATACTTTTTCTACATACTCACGCATTTGTTCGCCTGCTGACTTTTCGCCTTCTTCGACTTCTTCGTCTGCTGCTTCTTCAACTTCTTCGTCAGTTGTTTCTTCAACTTCTTCGTCTGTTGCTTCAAATGCAAATGCTTCTTCTGGCTCTTCTTCGCCTTCGTCGTCGTCCATGTCGTCCATGTCGTCGCCTTCGTCATCGCCAGCCATCATTTTTTCAAATTCTGCTTTTAGGTCGTCTAGTGCGTCTTCTAGGTCTTCAACACGATCTTCAACATCGCCTTCGCCTTCTTCGTCGCCTTCGTCGTCGCCATCTTCGATGTCACCCATCATGTCGTCTGCTGCATCGCCACCCATATCCATTGGATCTGCTTCTACTTCAAACTCGTCTAGGTCAAAACCTTCTTCAACTTCTTCATCTGACTCATCTACTTCTTCGTCAGTTGCTTCATCTAGGTCTTCATCTGA